AGCCTAATGGCAACAACAACAACCAACTTCGGCTGGGACATTCCCCAATCGACCGACTTAGTTAAGGATGGCGCTACTGCCATCGCTGCACTTGGTCAAGATATTGATACGGCAATGGTCGACCTCAAGGGCGGCACAACTGGACAGGTATTAGCGAAGGCTTCAGGAACAGATCTAGACTTTTCATGGGTTGCTCAGGATGACTCAAATGCTATTCAAAATGCAATAGTTGATGCCAAGGGCGATATTATCGCAGCCACCGCCAATGACACCCCAGCGCGCTTAGCGGTTGGTACCAATGGTCAAGTTTTAACAGCGGACTCAACAGCGGCAACTGGCCTTAAATGGGCTGCTGCAACTGCTACTACAACTTTTGTTGGATGCAGCTTAAAATCATCTACAGATCAGACAGTTTCTAACAATACTTACACAGCGTTAACTTGGGATCAAGAGAATTTTGATACTGATGGTTTCCATAGCGTTTCTTCTAATACCTCAAGAATCACAATCCCATCAGGCAAAGCTGGTTATTATTCAATTCATGCTTGGGCGCAAAGTGATAACAATGCTACTGGCAGCCGAACATACGCATTCTTTAAAAATGGCGTACTTTTTACTTATATGGTTGTGCCAGCAAGCACCCAGTACCCTAGTGGTCAACTAAGTGCAGTTATGAATTTAGCCGTTGGTGACTACATTGAATACTTTGTATATCAAGATTCTGGCGCAAGCCGTTCCATCGCAAAAACTAGCGGTAGCGGTGGTTTTAACGCATTTTTGATTGGGGCATAATAATGACACTTATTGAGCAAATATTAGCTATTTATCCAGAATTAACGAATGAAGATTTTGTCCCTAATAAAGGCATAATCGCTCTTCGTGATGATTCTGATGGTCATGGCGAATATATTGAAAAATGGGAATACAGCAATCCAATTCCTGAAGGCTTAAAAGTAGGCAAGTGAAACCTAAACTTTGCAAAGCTGGGCAACAACTTCGCGAGCAATTTGATGATTCTTTCAGCGATCGTGACCGCACCTCGGATGGCTGGATCGGTGATAGTCGGCACTCAGCTCGTAAGTCTGACCATAATCCAGATGGCGAGGGCTGGGTTCGTGCCATTGACATTGACCGCGATCTATCTGGAAAGCCAAAGCCCGACATCATGCCCGATGTGGCGGATCAACTTCGTCAGTTGGCAAAGTCTGATAAGCGCATCTCGTACATCATCTTCGATGGCAAGATTGCCAGTTCCAAAAGTGCGTGGCGTTGGAGAACTTATACAGGCATCAATAAGCACCGCCATCATTGCCATATATCTTTCAGTATCAAGGGCGATCAAGATGGTTCGTTCTTTCAAATCCCACTACTAGGAGCAAACAAATGAATATGAAGCACCCAGCAATCGTATCTATCGGAGCATTCTTGGCCGTATGGGGGACAACTTCTAACTTCGCACTCGATTACCGGGCGATCCTTGGTTCAGTAGTTGCAGGCATCTTCGGATATGCCACCCCTAAAAAATGACAGCGCAGGATTATGCTGCACTTGCAGTAGCAATCGTGACGGTTCTGGGTGGTGTTACTGCCATGCTCAACTTTATGATCAAACACTATTTAGCGGAGTTGAAGCCGAATAGCGGTTCATCGATGAAGGATGCCGTAACTCGTTTAGAGACACGCGTTGATAAAATCTACGAAATCCTCTGCGATAAGTCACAATAAAGCCATGGCGCGAAAGAAGGCTATCGATCTAGAGGCTTACTCTATTCTCGACCAGTACACAATCGGGCTAAATGAATACTATAAATCACTTAGACGAGCAGGCTTTACGGTTGAGTTAGCCTTAGCCATACTTCTTGAACCTGCTACTTACCCAGCAACTATTCTTCCTGCACCTAATTGGTTGCCGCTATCACCCGACCGCATACCTTATGACGATGATGATGATGAGGATTAATGAAGCGAACCGTAGTCATTCCAGACTTGCAATGTCCCTACGAAGATTCACATGTTGTACGCAATCTCAGTTTATTTATTAAAGCGTTTCGGCCCGATGCTGTACTTACTATCGGAGATGAAATCGACTTGCCCCAGATCAGCCGATGGACAGAAAATACCCCGGGCTGGTACGAACAGACTTTAGCTGAGGATCGCGATCGAACAGTAGATGTTCTGTGGTCGCTCTTCGAGTATTCCAAAGAAGCCCACATGGTGCGTTCTAATCATACGGATCGACTTTATAAAGTAATCATGAAGAAGATCCCAGCGTTCTTATCCTTGCCAGAATTGAAGTTTGAGAAGTTCTTAAAACTTGATGAAATGGGAGTCAAGTTCTGGTCTACGCCAATGCCTATCGCTAAGGGCTGGATCGCTATTCATGGGGATCTTGGCAGCCTAAACCCTAATCCTGGACTTTCAGCGCTGAACCAGGCTAAACGCCATGGCCAAAGCGTAATCATGGGTCACACGCATCGTGCAGGCAGAAGTGCTGTTTCTGAGGCTTCTAACGGCGTTTTAAGGCGTGTTCTGCATGGAGTTGAAGTAGGACATGCAATGGATCTAAAAGCCGCCAAATACGTCTCTACGCCTAATTGGCAACAGGCCTTCGCCATCGTCACCGAGAATGGCAAGAATGTTCAAGTGGATCTAATTTATATCGAAAAGGATGGGACATTCCAGGTTCATGGCCGCCGTTATGGACGATCTAGATAACGATATAAAGCGAACCATCGATGATGCGATGGACGAAGGCGAATTGTTACCGTTTCGTTATCAAAAGATCCCAAATAAAGTCATAAGCGAATGAGACGATTATCTCAAGAAGCCAGAAACTCTGGCGGATCGGGAGCAATATGAATATCTATGAAATCGGAATGATGCTCACTTTATGGGCATTGACGATTGTTTTCTTTTACTCAATGGGCGTTGATACTGGCTACAAAGAAGGCCGCCGGGCAATGCGCAAGTTTTACGAGCAGCGCGATAAGGTAAGAGCATGAAAGCAAATGACTACCTTACAGAAGCTAGAGCCATCATCCAGGATCGTGGTCTTGACTACGGCCATCCATCGGACAATATGTCCCGAACCGCATCCTTATGGGCTGCATACCTTGAAATGCCAATCGAGCCTCACCAAGTTGCAATGTGTTTGGCGCTGGTCAAAGTCGCAAGATCAATGGAAACTGGAAAAGTCGATAACTACATCGATGGAGCGGCTTACATGGCGATCTCTGGCCAACTCAAATTAGAGGAGAATCAACTCTATGTTTAATCTCGAAGATTACGAAACAGTAGAAGAACGCCTAGCGAAGTTTTGGAAGGAACATCCAGATGGTCGAATTTATACTACGCTCGTTGAGCATACCTTGCAGCGCTTTATTGTTCAGGCTGCTATCTATCGAACTGAAGTGGATGCACAGCCTTGGACAACTGGCTATGCAGAGGAAACCGTCAGCACGCGAGGAGTTAATTCTACTTCGGCGCTTGAGAATTGCGAGACGAGTGCGATTGGTCGTGCATTGGCTAACGCAAATTATGCTTCGAAAGGCAAACGCCCTAGTCGTGAAGAAATGGCAAAAGTCAATCAAGGACAACCAAAGCCATTTGCTGAGAAGTTAGCAGACAAGATAACAATGCCGGTCGAGGATGATCCTTGGTCAGTTAAAGCGGTTGCACCTACACCAACTGCTGCTGAGGCCGTTGCGTTAGTCCAGGAAACTCTTGGCGGATCAAAGATTGATGATGATATTCCAACCTGCCAACATGGAGTAATGGCTTTTAGCGAAGGCGTGTCCAAGAAAAATAACAAACCTTGGGCGCAGTTTAGATGCCAGAACCCAGCAGGCGGATTCTTGGAGAAATGCGAACCTGTCTGGTTGGAAATCAACAAAGACGGTAAATGGGTTAAGCAGAAGGCGAGAGGCTAATGCTAAATAATGCTTGGAACTTTACTAAACGAATAACGATTTGTTCATGGAAAGGCCATGATTACTGCAAGCCTTACTGTTTTAGATGTTGGAAATTCTGGCCTTATGAACTATGGGAGAGTGAATCAGAATGAGCAGCCTACAATTCATGAATCAAGATGGTGAATGGGAGAACTTCCCACCCGATGATTTACTAGCTGAAAAGGCTAAACACCAAGAACTTATTAGCGCTTTACAGGTCAGAATTATCTGCCATCTATGTAATGAGCCAGTACCTAGAGAAGAGTTAGCGTTCTGGATTCAAGGCCAAGCAATCTCCTGGTCATGCAAGAAATGTCATGCGGTAAATGTCTCAAAGCCGTAAGCATCGAGGTTTTAGAACCGAGAGAGTAGTAGCAGAGTTTCTGAGGCGCACTTGGGAAGGCGCTTCAGTTGGTCGAGGTAATGGCCGCGATATCCTCAATGTTCCGTTCGATTGCGAGGTTAAATCGCGTACAGGACTCGATGTGTCAGGGACACTCCGCCAGATCGAAACTAGGACAGCCAAGAGCGGCTTATTGGGGTTCGCTTGCTTTAGGCTTAATGGACAAGGTGAACATGCTGAGGATTATGTTGCCATGCTCCGCCTAGGCGATCTGGTGGAGTTACTGAAATCCGCCGGGTTTGAAGGTCGCAAAGATCTTTACACCGATGTTGATATATCTAAATGCAAGGGTTGCGGCGCTTATGTTTTATCGCGATCTCATTGCTTGAGTTGTGAGGATGATGATGAGTAATGATCCAAATGTGCTACCTAAGGCAATGCACACCTGTTATTGCGGGTATTCGTTGATAGGCGCTTATGACTACTTAGGCGGTCAGCAAGGCGTTAGCAGGCTATTACTAGACCATATCCAGAGCGTTCATGGAGTGGCCAAATAATGCCTGTGTATGAGTGGGAATGCACCAATACTGATCGATGCGAAAGCAATACTCGTTATGAGAAGGAGTTTCCAATAAATGCAGATCAAGAACTTGAATGCCCGTTATGCCATGAACCGATGCGCAAGATTTATAGCAGTTTCGGTATCCAGTTCAAGGGTTCTGGTTTCTATTCTACGGATAAGTAAGATGCGCAACGCCGTTATGAGCAGGACTTTTACGGATGTCGTAGGTCGATTCGGTACACTATCGGCTAGAAGCCATCAAGGCTTCAACTCGCGCCTGAAAGGCGTAGCGCGTGTGTTAGCCGTTGTTATTGG